CTCGCGGAGTTCCTGCTGATGCAGAAGAACTTCAAGACGCTGTCCAACAACATTCGAGCTACACAAAGTGAGTTCGGGCGAAACCTACAGTCCATCCAGCGACAAACCGGAAACACAAGAGCAGGAAGACTGGCTAGGGATATCCCTGAAGAGTCGCCTCTTGAGAAGTTCTCGCTAGAGAACCTCAATCAAAAAGAAGTGGTTGACCGAATCTTGGACATCGCGGGAGGAGTAGACCAAGTCCGCAAAGAACTTGCCAAGTTCCAAGATGTATTGAACGCCAAGCCGGGAACCGGCGCTGCACTCAAGTATGCGCGAGGCAAAGCGGGCTTCATGGGAGCCATCAACGAGTGGTGGATGAACTCAATTCTGTCTGGGCCTACCACGATGATCGTCAACCTGACTGGCGGTTTGACCACGACTTTGCTGGCTCCGCTAGAGCGAGCCGCAGGGCAAGCTCTTGCAGGCAACTACCAAAATGCAGGCATTGAGTTTGGCCGACTACTTGCCATTCCATCGCAAATCCGTGACTCATTAAATGTCGCGAAAATGTCGATGATGAGCGGAGAAGGTGTTCTGGAAAAAATTGGAACACGCGCCGACGACCAAGCGCCGATTGGTGGATCGCAAATTGAAGCTTTTATTGATCAACGCGCCAAGAATGTTGATGACGACAACATGGGTCTCATTGCTGCCAAGTGGATGGCGCGAAATGTTGTCAACGCTCCCGGCAAGTTCCTTGCGGGTACTGACGAGTTCTTCAAGCAGCTAAACTACAGAACTACGGTCAAAGCTGAACTCTACAAGCGTGGCGTTGCGGAGCGTGTAGTCCGGCCTGACAAGCTCGACGAGTGGGTGGAGCAGGAGTTCAAATACATCGTCGATGACGGACAGTTCTTGTCAGCCCAGAAGTTTGTTGATGAAGCCAAAGCTAAGTTCTCCGCAAACGACCCAAACAGGCCCGTCAAGATCGACGAATACGTCGCCTCTAAAATGCGACTGTATAGCCCTATTGCCGAAAAGGCTTTGGCTACAGCGCGGGAAGTGACGTTCACGACGCCTCTACGCAAAGACAGAGGGATGCTTTCAGGTTCTGGCAAAATGTTGTCGGACATAACTGGGAATTACCCAGTCTTCAGAATCATTCTGCCGTTCGTCCGCACGCCGACCAACGTGATGCAATACGTGTTGGAGCGTGTCCCTGTAGTGGGGAGCAGGCAAGGGTCCGCGATTCAGAAGCGGATGGCGCAACTGTTTGCGGATGACCGGGCGGCCTTGCAAGGGCTCGACCAAGAGGCACAAGCAGAGGCTTTGGGTCGCCTAGCAACCGGGATGACTTTCTTTAGCGGAGCTGCAATTGCCGCGATGAACGGAGGAATCACTGGAGGCGGTCCCAAGGACAACAACCAGAGAAAACTGAAAGAGCAAACGGGATGGCAACCCTACTCCATCAAAATCGGAGATAGCTACATCTCTTACCAACGACTTGACCCGTTTGCGTCGTTCTTTGGCCTAACCGCTGACTTGGTGGACATCATGAGCAAGGGTGACGAGGAGCAGCGCAAGGACGCTGAAGACCTTGCCTTGGGAGTCATGATGGCGATCTCCAAGAACATCACATCCAAGACCTACCTTAAGGGCATCAAGGATTTCACTGGTGTTCTGTTTGATCCCGAAATGACTGTCCCTGGGTTTACTCAACGGACGTTTGCGTCGTTTGTTGTGCCAAACCTATTTGCCCAAATGGCACGGTCGGGGCCAGACCCGTTGATGGACATCAAGGGATACATAGACGCGCTGAAGGCCCGTGTCCCCGGTTTGTCAGACAGCGTCCCTCACCGCCGCAACATGCTGGGCGAGGAGATCATGGACAACGGCACATACGCCGCCGTGGACCTCATCAACCCGTTCTCCTACTCCACCGTCAAAGACGACAAGATGATGCAGGAGTTCGACAAGATCGGCCACGGGTTCTCTGCGCCACGGTCACTGAAGAACGGCGTGGAGCTGCGCGACTACTTCAACGATCGCAACCAGTCTGCCTACGATCGCTGGCAAGAACTGTCTTCTGGCATCCGCATCAACGGCAGGACGATCCGGCAAGAGTTGAAGAAGCTCATGTCGTCCACGCAATACAAGCGACTCCCCTACGAGCCGGTTGACGGTCTCGACAAAAGCCCAAGAGCCCGTCTGATTCAGAGTGTTCTGAACAAGTATAGATCGAGGGCTTACGCCGAGATGTTGGACGAGTTCCCAGAGGTGAACAAGCGCGCCAAGATCGTTGACATGATTAAGAGCCGCCGTCGCGTCGGCCAAGACTACAAGGATCTCCTTCGATTGATTGAGGACTAACCCATGCCCAGCAACTCATCTCCATTCAGTTTTGTTAGATACGAGTCGTCGGGAACTGGTCCGTTCTCGATCAACTTCGACTACCTCTCGACCAGTCACCTGTCGGTATCGGTCAACGGCGTCACTTTGGCGTCCTCCGGTTTCACCATCGACACCAACGCCAACACGGTGACCTTGGCGTCCCCGGCTGCTGCTGGCTCCGTCATCATCATTCAGAGGACTACTCCGAAGGGTAAGAGCGGCTTCCAGACGGACGTTGCAGACTTCTCGGACGGCTCAGTGCTGAAGGCGGAAGACCTTGACCAAGCTGCTCTAGGTCTCCTCTTTGTCGCGCAGGAAGCAGACGACAGCGGGTCTACCAACGCGCTGAACAAGGATCTACAAGACAACAAGTTCGACGCTCTGAACACTAACATCAAGAACGTCGCTACGCCGACCACTGATGACCATGCGGTCACCAAGCAGTATGTAGACGGCCTGTCGCTCTACAACTCACCGACTCCGCTGAGTGTCTACTCGTTCAATGGAGACGGAACTGCTGGACCATACGCACTTAGCCCTGCGCCTCAGTCTACAGACCCCAAGGCGTTCATCGTTGATGTCGGCGGTGTAGCCCAGCGCCCGACCACGGATTACACGATTAGCGGTGCAACGATTACTTTTGGCGCGGCTATTGCCAGCAACGTGTCGATCACCGTCCGCAACATCGGCGTAGCTCGCGACACGCTGGCGCAGCCCATTGTTGCTGATGGCTCAGCGGCAGCTCTAACGGTCAAAGAGAAGTCGGGGCAGACCAGCGCCAACTTGCAAGAGTGGCAGAACAGTTCGGGGTCCGTGCTTGCCAATGTAGCAACCGATGGAGACGCGACATTTGTAGATGTCAACGCCACGGGCAACGTAGCGTCTACCGGCACGATGACCTCTGGCGGAACGCTGACGGCCAGTGGCATCTTGAACGTCGTAGGTGCCCTTCAATTCAACGGGCAAGCGGGCATCAAGATCCACGGGATTACTAAGTTTGACTTGGTCGATGCCAACGGCAACTCCACCAGTGACACTACTGAGCCGATAGCTACAAACACGACTGACTCCGATGCTAATTTGGTAATAGCAGGTCTTAGAGTGACACTTACGCCTAAGTCCTCTAGCTCTAAGTTCCTTATCCTTGGCGCTTTAAATGGGGCCGCAGATACAAACGGCGCCAACACAACAAGTCAAAGCAGAGCCGGAATGCGTGCGACGCTTATTCTCAACAATACGCCGTCTAATGGTAAAGGGAACACTCACGACGGAACTCGCATCGGGCCGCAGTATAAGTTCATAAATTATGTGGTCGGCGGAGGATTCATCCACGGATCTTTGCCAATCCAAACACTCTACGAACCAGCAAGCACTAGCCAGTTCACGTTAGATGTGGCGTTCCGCAGCGAACGAACAGGAAGCATTCTAACAAGCGAATCTCGCGCCATTCTGGTCAACCAATTCGTCGTCGCCATTGAGTTCAGCTAAGGACCAAAACCATGACTCAAAAGATTGATACCTCGATGTTGAAGGATGTCGCTTCTAAGACTCCTTCTGGTCCTGTTGACACAGACGTTGGCAAGGTTGTCCAGCTTGACGCTACAGGGCGAATCCCTGGCTCCTACATGGCAGAGACGCACGTCACTCTGACGGACGGTCGCCACTTAGCGTTAGAGATTGCGGATCTAAAGGGAGCTGCGTTGAACTTTGGCTCAGGCCAAGCTGATCCGTTTGACGCTGACACTGTAGGCTCCACAAGCACGAACGAGACCTACGACGACGCCAACGACTGGTATAGCACCATCTCGCTGACTGATGAGGGCACCTTCGGACTTACTGGAGGGACCAACTTTGCTTCTTGGGGCGACCTCAACGCTAACGGTCGGCACGTCGCACACAGAGATTTTGCGGGCACATCAGGCGTCTTGGAAAGCGTCAAGGTCAACGTGGACTCCGTTGTCGTTGCATTCAACGCGACGGTTTCTGTCTACAGCGTTCTGGAAAGCGGCAGCCCTGGGTCGATTGTAGGAGGGGCCAGCGACCCAATCGCAATCGACGCAGTAGGCGACAAAACCTTCAGATGGTCTTCTAACGCGCCGACACTGGTTGCTGGGACTGAATACTGGTTTGTCTGTAGCGACGTGAGCGGCGGCTTTGGCGCGGCAACAGTTGACTACGCTGCTCACGATGAGTCGCACGACACCGGCAACCACGACACCATCACCAGCATCACGGCCAACACGGGAGCCACGATGCGCTTGGCGTTCTCTGTTCAGAACGCTGCGGTCAACATGACGCTTATCAACGGCGGACTGACTGCGGACTCGGTGCCTACCAAGGGCCGCATCTCCGTCCAAGCTCAGTTCGTAGACTCTGCAACCGTCAACACTGACTTGACTGCTGAGATCAGCCGCGATGGAGGGACCACCTACACGGCGGTCACCCTGACGGCTGGAGCGGTGAACTCCAACTTCACCATGTTCTCTGGCGAAGCCGACATCTCCGCGCAACCTTCTGGAACATCCATGAAGTATCGCGTGAAGACCTTGAACAACAAGAACATCCGCGTCAGCGGGGTTGTCCTTCGCTGGAGCTAAAGATGAACGACGAACTTATGCTGGCCCTTGGTCGGCTGGAAGGCAAGGTTGACTCCCTAATCAGCCGGCAAACCGTGTTGGACGAAGAGATGCGTAAGTTCGACGCTCGTCTGCGATCAGTAGAACAGTCCCGAAGCTGGCTCCTAGGCGTTGCTGGAGTCCTAGGGGCTGTCGCGTCTCTCCTTATCCAATGGGCATCAAAGTCATGAATCAAGACGGACTCAAAGAACTGCATAACGTCATCGCAGAAGAACTGATGGCGCGTATCAAAAGCGGCGAAGCTACGTCTGGCGACCTCAGTGTTGCCCGTCAGTTTCTGCGCGACAACGGCATTGACGCCAGCACTGGTCAGTCAGAGCCGCTGATGAACTTGTCCAAGGTGCTGCCATTTGATCCTTCGGAACCCGTGGAAGACGTAGGCTAGCCATGACCAACCCCCTGGACGAACTAGAGAACAACAGTGACAAGCAGGTTTTCGTCGTGAAAGACCAACGAGCAGCACTCGCCATGAAGCGTGCAGAGGCCAGAGCTGCGCGAGAGAAATACAAGGCAGTCGTCGCCCGTGAGCGCGAGGAGGCCAACGCCAAGCGGGCGATCCAACGAGACGAGATCAAGCTGGAGCTGGCGCGTATCCGACTGATGCAGCCTGCAAGTCAGAAGGCGCGTGCAAACCTTGCGATCTCAGCGCCAGCTATCTTGGTTCTGCTCGTCGGTGGCTTCATCTTCGCGCTGACTACTGACAGCATTCCTGAAGACAGCGTCAGTGTCGCCAGTGCTCTGCTGACATTGCTTGTCACAGGTCTCATGGCTAACCTGCGATCCATCATCTCTGAAGGCGGTCCAGCAGAGGAACCTAATGGCAACGGCCACGATGATCCGAAGCCACCGAAGAAGGACGCCACCCCACCTAAGAAGTAATGAAGAAAGCTCTACCTGTAGCAGCCTTGGCGCTGCTGTCTGCCTGTGAAGGCATCTCTGTCGCGGACGCCTACGTTGAGGCAGATCGGCTGACCTACGAAGCGATTGGCCCGTCGTATCGTCGATACGTTGAGGCTGACGAGGAACTCAACGAAGCCAGCAAGCAGTCTCGGTTCCGTCTTCTGGAAACCTGGAAGCTCCGCATTGACGCCAACACCAAGAAGAAGTGACCTACATGACTCCTGAAGTTCAACAGTTGGCCGACAAGCTGAAGGCATCCGTAACTGACCCTGCAAAGCAGGAGATGCTAGCGGCCATCGCTGCGGACTCTAGCCGCATCGCGGTCCTCGCTCTAACTAACCCGCACGCAGCGGAAGAGGAAGTAGCGATCATCAAGGCGACCTTAGCCAACATCGGGCAAGCGGAAGCTGCCAGTGCCGTCCAAGCCATCACCGATTGGGTGACGGAAACCGTGGGTCGAGTCATGGCCCAAGCTCTTCCCCTGTAACTAGAGGACATTCTCATGGCTAAGAAGAAGAAAGGTCTGACGACTCGTCAACAAAACACGATGAAGCGGCACTCAAAGCATCACACTCCAGGTCACATGAAGATGATGCGCGACTTGATGATCGGTGGAGCCACGTTCTCTGCTGCTCACAAGAAAGCCATGAAGAAAGTAGGCAAGTGACCTTGGACCCTCGGCTCAAAGACTTCAGGAACTTCCTGTTTCTAGTCTGGGACCACCTTGGTCTCCCTGAGCCGACCCAAGTTCAATACGACATCGCGGACTACATCCAGAACGGCCCAAAGCGCCGCTGCGTGATGGCGTTCCGTGGTGTCGGTAAGAGTTGGATCACCTCTGCTTTCGTGGTCCACCAACTCCTGCTGGACCCCACCAAGAACATCCTGGTGGTGTCCGCATCCAAGCAGCGTGCAGACGACTTCTCGACGTTCACGCTGCGGCTGATTGACGAGATGCCCTTGTTGCAGCATCTCAAACCCCACGACAGCCAGCGCAACTCCAAGGTTGCCTTTGACGTAGGGCCAGCTCCTGCTGCCCACGCTCCCTCCGTGACATCCAAGGGACTGACCTCCCAGATCACGGGTAGTCGCGCAGACCTAATCATCGCAGACGACGCAGAGTCCTTGACCAACTCTGCGACTCAGATGATGCGCGACAAGATGTCGGAGCAGGTCAAGGAGTTCGACGCTGTCCTCAAGCCCGGTGGAGCCATCCTGTATCTAGGAACTCCGCAGACAGAGGCCAGCATCTACAACCAGCTACCAGAGCGCGGCTACGAGATCCGCATCTGGCCTGCGAGGATGCCTACGGAAAAGCAACGGCTCGGCTACGGCAAACGCCTAGCTCCGATGATCGTTGGAATGGACTTGGAGGAGGGCGAGCCGGTTGACCCAAAGCGGTTCAACACATATGACCTACTGGAACGAGAAGCCAGCTACGGGAAGTCCGGTTTCGCTCTCCAATTCATGCTGGATACGTCGCTCTCCGACGTAGACCGCTACCCACTGAAGCTCTCCGACCTCGTCATCATGAGGCTCGACAAGGAGCAAGCCCCAGAGAAGATCCTGTGGGCTGGGTCTCCAGAGTATGCCTACAAAGACCTGCCATGCGTGGGCATGGCTGGAGACCGCTACTACATGCCCATGGGGGTCTCTGGCGAGTTCATGAACTACCAGGGGTCCGTCCTAGCTATTGACCCATCAGGTCGAGGCAAGGACGAGACGGCCTATGCAGTGGTAAAGATGTTGAACTCACAACTCTTCGTCACCGCTGCTGGCGGACTGCCGGGTGGTTACGACGATGATACATTGAAGGCTCTGGCGATGATCGCCAAGGACCACAGTGTCAGTGAGGTCATCATCGAGTCCAACTTCGGTGACGGCATGTTCACCGCGCTGTTCCAACCCGTGCTGGCAAAGATCCACCGGGTCACCATCAACGAGGTCCGTCACTCTGTTCAAAAGGAGAAGCGGATCTTGGATGTCCTTGAGCCGGTCATGAACCGACACAAGCTCATCGTTGACGAGTCCGTGATCCAGTCAGACTTCAACTCGACCCAGCACCTACCTGCTGACAAGTCGCTGAAGTATCAGCTCTTCTACCAGATGACACGGTTGACCAGAGACCGTGGGTCACTGGCCCATGATGACCGACTAGATGTCCTGGCTATCGCCGTCAACTACTGGACTGAACAGATGTCCAGAGACGTTGATGAGGCCATGCACTACCACAAGAACGAGAAGCTCCAAAGAGAACTGGAGAGCTTCACCGACAGCGTCCTGGGACATAAAGGAGACAGGGGGAACCTATGGATAAATACGACGAACTGAAGCAGGCCGTAGACCGACTGGTGGACACCTACGACAACTACCTCAACGAAGAAGTAGCACCCGAACAGTTGACCCAAAGGGTCATGAAGGTCGCTAAGCTGGTGGACCACCTGATTGGCCCTGAGACGGCTGAGGATGCTCTCTAAGCCACGATCTGCTCTGGAAGGTATCAACCCACCAGTGGATCAGTTCGGCTCTCCTAGAGCCTCCTAGACCCCTCCAGGGTTATGGACGAGTCTTTGAGAAGCCCAGGCTTCTTGGGGTCGAAGAGCACTCAGGACTCAGGAAAATACATTCCAGATTCTAAGTGGAGATCCCCCTTACCTTTATACCCGGACTTCCGCATCCTTGGCCGGGTTGTGGGGGGTAAGGGGGGTCTCTGCTACACTAGGATCTAGGAAAATCACATAGATCTATAGTGATCCTAAGTGATCCTAAGTTAGCTAAGGAAGTGATCTTATTGATTACTCCTAGTCCCCATTCCTAGCCATCTATAGACATCTATAGACATCTATAGACAACCCTAGCCATCTAAAGAGGAACCATGGCAACCAAGAAGAAGAAGCCCGGTCTCTACGCAAACATCCACGCCAAGAGACTGAGGATCAAACAAGGCAGTGGAGAGAAGATGAGGAAGCCCGGTAGCGAAGGAGCTCCTACCGCAGAAGCCTTCCGACAGTCAGCGAAGACGGCCAAGAAGAAGACGAAGAAGAAGGCCAAAAAGAAGCCCATGGGCTACTAGGAGAAACCATGGCTAAGGCTAGGGACTACAAGGCTGAATACCGCAAATACGGTAGCAAGCCCAAAGCTCGTAAAGACCGATCCAAAGCCAACCAAGCTCGACGGAAGATGGGCCTGAAGGTTGGAGACCCCAGAGAAGTGGATCACAAGAAACCACTCAGCAAAGGAGGCTCCAACGCCATGGACAACCTCAGG